TGATCCAGATCAGGACCGTGTAGAAGCAGTGCTTGATCCGGTCCCACTTGACGCCGTCGGCGAGCATGTCGTCCAGAGCGGAGCCGAGCAGCCGCTGGTAGGCCTGGCTCTCCTGGTCGTCGTCGAGTACGGACCCGTCGACCTCCTTGCCCGCGTGAGCGGCCTGGCCGAGCTCCAGGAGCTGCTGCGCCCACAAACCGGTCTCGCCGTCGACGTCGTCGATGACGTAGGTCCGGCCGTTGATCGGGAGCCTGAGCGTCCTGCCGTCGCTGAGATCGGCGAGGTCCTCGAACGCCATCAGGCGGGGTTGGTGATGTCGGTGCGGACGCCGTTGCCGTCCAGGGTCGCGGTCACGGTGTCGAGACTCTTGGCGTCGCCGCCCTCAGGGGACCACGACACGGTCGCGAACCCGCTGTATGCCTCGGGGCCGTGGTTGCGGTCATACCAGCGGACCTGAACCGTGCCGGGGAACGCCTCGGAGGCCAGGCGCAGCGTCTCCTGGCCGAGGTCGTAGGCGGCCGTGGTGAGACCGAGCTTGCGGGCGAGCTTCAGCTCCAGCTTCCAGCCGAGCTGAGTCTTGGCCTGGGACTTCCAGCCGACACTGTCGTAGTCGGAGTCGTCTTCCAGGTTGGTGTCCAGGCCCGGCTTCAGATCGACGATGCCCCGGATCTGCCGCCACACCGGAACCGACACGGTGCCGGTGTTGACGTCCACCCGGAACTTGCGGGCCAGGCTGCTGTACAGCTGCTCGGTGGCGTCGTCCGCGCTGTAGGTCACGGCGGCGGTCAGGGTCGTCGGGGTCGTGCCGTCGGTGACGGTCACATTGACCGCACCGGCCGCGTGCGCGGGTGCGATCACCTCGAGGAGGTTGGCGTTGATGACCGTGATCGACGTCGCCGCGGTGCCGCCGAACGTCACGGCCGTGGTCGTGTTGAGGGCGGTGCCGGTGATCCGGAAGGTTCCACCGCCGCCTGCGGTGCTGGTGGCGGGGCTGATCGATGTAGCAAGGAATGCCATGGGTCTTACCTCTCAGTTCAGTCAGGCCAGTTCGCGGACGGACGGTCAGCGACCAGGAAATAGGTGTCCGACCGCGACCAGCGGCCATGGGTGTCCAGGCCCAGCGGGGCGCTGGTCTGCCGGTACATCAGGGCGACATGAACGCCGCCGAGCATGATGTCCGCGGCGTTGTCGAGCAGCGTCCAGATCGCATCTGCGATCTCATTCGGGCTGGTCGGGTCGGCGTCGCCCCGGATGGCGATCTCGACTGCGGCCGTCACCCCGCCCGTCCCGCCGGAGGAGAAGTAGGCCAGGGCGATCGCTGCCACCGGCTGATCCGGGAGCTGCTGCAGGGTGATGACGGGGACCGTGGCGGCCGGGTCGTAGGCGCCGGTCGCCTCGTAGGTGCCGATGCCCGCGGTGTCGATCCGCTCCGCCAGGCCCGTGAGGATGTCGGTGGTCCAGCCCACCGCTACAGGCCCAGCTCGCGGTCGATGGTCCCGCCGATGGCGGCCAGGACCTCCTCGCCGTTCTCCAGCATCGGGCGGGTGAGCCAGTGCCGGGTCTGCGGCGGCCGGTGCCGCGGGTAACCCGACTGGTGATCGATCACCGCGTATGGGGTGGAAAAGGAAACCGCCGCCCGGTCGCCATCGGCGGTCACCTTCCCGGACTCCCGCAGCTCTGAGGACTCGGTGGGGATGATGCGCTCGGCCGCGTCCTGCAGAGCGTGGGCACCAGCCTGGGCGCCCTCGTGCAGGGCATGTTCGAGGAGGGCCTGCAGCCGGTCGCCGCCGGTCCAGATCAGCGTCATTGCAGGACCACCTCCAGATGAGCGGGAGTCGCGAGAGATCCGCCGTTGCGCGGGACGGAGCGGACCACCGTCCACTCCCGCCCGTTGACGGTGACCTTCGAGCGGGCAGGACAGACCGCTGCGGCCCGCATGTAGATGACCGTCTCGGCCAGCACCTCGGACGCGCCCGCCGCAGGGGCGAACCGCCTGGCCTCGTTGAGTCGGCACTTCTCGGTGGCGGCCGGCCCGTACTGGGCGCCCTTCGCGCCCTCGCCGGTGTAGGCGCGGATGGTGCAGGTGTGGCCGAACATCCGGCTGATGACCGCCCTCACCGGGTCGCGACCATCGCGGCGCCCCCGCCGAAGCGGGCGCGGATCCGGTCGCGGGTCCGCGGGCTGAGCTCCATCTCCGTCACGCCCTGGGCGGCGGTGTACATGACGTAGTAGTCGCCCAGGCGCTCAGACATGACGTTGCCCGTGGCCAGGCCCGCCCCGTCATCAGAGGCCGATGCGGCAACCAGGGCTGAGGTGGTCATCCTGCAGACGAGGTCAACGATGTCCTCGGGGACCTCGATCAGGCCATGGGTATAGGTGACGGAGACCGGGGCGGGCAGCGGTCCAGTGGACTGCCATCCGCTGGGGCGGTAGAGCGCCTCATTCACCCGGACGTAGTGAATCCCCGCGGTCAGGGTCACCCCGTTCAGGACCACCGTGGCAACTGCGGTGACCGGGCCGCCCGGGAGGCGGAGGTCGGTGCTGCAGCCATCGGCGAACAGGCCCAGTGTTGAGGTGACCGAACTGATCGCGCACCCGGCGGCTTCCCTGATCGCCGCCGATGCGACGGCCAGGAAGGTGTCGGTCTTTTCCTGGTCGTCCCAGGTGATCCCCCGGGCGTCCAGGTCTGCGGTGGTCGCCAGCGGGTCGAGGGCCACCGGTCAGTCCTGTCCGAACAGCTCGATGAGCTCGCCCTTGGTGTGGCCGTTGGCGTCGTTCACCGACATGCCCCGGCTGACGGCATAGACGACCCAGTCGGGTTTGTTCGCCGAAGATGACGGCCGCGGGGTTTCGTAGGGGCCCTGGTCGAGGTCGGGGTCTTCTGCGGCCGGGGCGTGGGGTGTGCCGTCGGCGTTGACCCTGGTGATCGCGCCGGCGTCGAGGCGCTGCTGAACGCCTGGGGGGAGGGGCAGGCCCATCTCGAAGATGGTCCCGCCCTCCCCGCGGACGTGGATGGTGTCGGCCACTTTCAGCTCCTCGGCCAGTACAGGGCGTCGAGGGAGCCGGTCATGCCCGATTCCAGGTCGATCGACAGGGAGCCGTCGGCCTGCAGGTACTTGTCGGACTCCAGCGGCCCGATGAACTGGACGCCGGTGGTCGCCGCGAGGGTGACCACGAGGTCGCCGCCGCCGGCGCGCAGGGCGGGCGGGTTCGCGCCGGCCTTGACGGTGACGGTGTTCGTCGACGCCTCGGTGTTGGTGACGCGGAGCAGGAGCCGCTCGGGCTTGGCGTTCGCGATCGTCACGCCGGCCGCGACCAGAGTGGAGTCGATCGTGGTGGCGCCCGAGCTGCCGATGAGGTTGCTGTTCTTGGCCAGTGCGCGGGGCACGACTGCGGTGCGAGGCATGGGTCAGGTCTCCGATCAGGTCTGGGACGCGGTCAGCGTCGCGATGAAGTCGGGGCGGACGAGCTTGCAGCCCCACACGTGAAGGCCCCGGACGGCGTCGGCGAACGTGGTCTGCAGGCGCAGCGCCTCGGTCTCGACAATCTGGTCGGCGTAGGAGATCGCCGCGTTCACTCCGGCCTGCACGATGTAGTCGTCGCCGGTGACGTTGATGCAGGCGTTCGACTCATAGATGTCGAACCCGGCCGCCCTGCCGACGCGGCCGTTGCGCAGACCTTCGGTGGTGCCGGAGGCATCGAAACGAACGAACTTGTCGTTCTGCAGCAGCAGCCCGTAGTACCAGGGCGGCACGATCGCATACCGGCCCTCGTCCGGGATGTCGGCGCTGGCGAGCTTGGTCCGCAGGTTCACCAGGCCCGTGTAGGCCAGGTCGCCGGTGGTGATGGCCGTGGTGGAGATCGCGTTCGCGGCGTCCACGCCGGTGTAGAGACCCGCGACGTAGGTGTCGACGGTCTTGGCCAGCAGGTAGGCGGCGCGGCGCATGGCCTCGCCCATGACGTCGCCCTTGGCCTGGCGCTTGTCGATGTCGTCGACCTTGAAGGCGTACCGCTGGCCCTGGTCGATCGGCATGGTCTGGCCGGCGTCCTGCAGGTCTTCGTAGCTGATCGTGTCGCCCTTGGCGTGGGTGACGATCGTGGGGTCGCCGATGGAGCTGATGTGGACGACGTCGCCCTGCTGGGAGATCTCGCCCTCGTAGTCGCGGTTGACGACGGCCGGCTGGGCGAAGACGAGCTTGCGTTCCTTGGCCTTGAGCAGGACGGCAGACCAGACCTCTGGCTTGAACCGTTCGATGGACATGGGTGTTTCCCCTCTACAACAGGTGCGCGAGCTTGCCCTCGGAGTACGCCTTCTCGATCTGTGTCGGCGTCATGGCTTTGAGCTGCTCTTCGGTGATGGGCTTGGTGGCGGCCTTGCGGGCTCCGCCGTCCCCGCCGCCCTGGAACCTCTTGCCGCCGCCCTGAGCGGCTGCGAGGTGGGGCTTGCGGGTGATCAGGCCGTCGATCGCCTCGGCGATCTCCTCCTGGTCGAACTCGCCGTCCGCGTCGGCCTCGAACTGATCGAGGTCCAGCAGGGCGAGGGCGTCGGTCGGGTCGGCGAGTTTGCCGGTCGCGGCGGCCTTGATGTCCGCGCGCAGGACCCGTCGGTTGATGCGGGCCATTGCGGCCAGCTCGGGATCCGGCTTGTCGTCGGCGGGCTTGTCCTTCTCGGCGAGCTTGGCCTCAGCCGCCTTGCGCCTTGCGCGCTCAGTCCTGAGCTTGGCCTTGGTGGCCTCAAGGGCCTTCTCGCCCTTGGGGCCCAGCGGCTTGTCGTCCTGGCCGCCGTCGCCGTCGTCGTCCTGGCCGTCGTCGTCCTGGCCGTCGTCGTCCTGGTCGTCCTGGCCGTCGTCCTGGCCGTCGTCGTCCTGGTCGTCATCGCCGTCGCCTGAGCCGCCCAGGATGGGCCAGACGATGCGGCCGGACGGCAGGACGCCGATGGCGGTGAGACCGGTGACGGGGTGGACGGGCAGTTCTTCCTGCATGTGCGCTCCCATTGCGGGATAGGTCCCAGGCCCTTGCGGCGCGGGAGTCATTGGATGTAGCCGAAGCGCCTCAGCAGCCGGGCGGCCTCGGCGCGGTCGCCGTCGGCCTCGGCGAGGATCTGTTCCGGCATGAGGCGCGGCACGTTGCTGGACCGGTACCGGTCGCCCGGCCGCTTGCGCAGCTGGCCGAGGCGCTTACCCGCCAGGCCTCGGGCGGTGACGCCCTCGGTGGTGTACTTGCGGCCACCGGCGGAGACCATGCCCTGGCGTGCGTTCACGACCTGGCCGATGTCAGCGCCCCGGCGGATCGACTCGGCGCCGGCCACGCCGAACACACGGTTCTGCTCGGCCGTGGACATGCCCTCGAAGATCCGCTCGGGAGAGTTCCCGGTGTCCTCACCCAAACGGCCGGCGGTGACCGGGACGTGGATGCAGTCACAGCGCGGGTGCCGTTGGAAGCCGTCCGACCAGGTGTAGACACGGCCCGCCAGGACGATGCACCGCGAGCACGACGGCAGGGTCAGGACCCGCTCATACCCCGCGGCCATCCGGTCGACCGCGATCCTCATCCCGGCGGCGACCCGGCCGGCGTCCGCGACCTGCGTCGACACGATCATCAACAGCTGGCCCTCGGCGGCCCTCATCGCCTCGGTGACAGGTGCGCCCTGCCCGATCAGGGACTTGGCCCGGATCACCGGCAGGGCCGCCAGGTTGTCGAGCCTGCGCCCATCCGAGGCGATCCCCGACAGGGACGCCGCGACGACCGCGCCGATCGGGTCGGGGATGACCTGCTGGGCGGCCAAGGCCGTACCCACGTAGGCGGAGCCGGCAGCGGCGGCCTGCTGCTGCGCCTGGGCGATGACGTCCAGGAGCTTCGCGAAGATCTTGGCGAACGACCCGGCGAGGTCGGCCGGATCCACCCGGGCCCAGAGCGTCCGGACGATGGCCAGGACCCGCTGGGTCAGCGATGCCTGCCACCGGTAATGGGTACGGGCCTGCGCGAGGACGTCATCGAGGAGCACCCCTCACCCTCCGACAGGGATCACGTCGGGCTTGGGGTTCATGGCCTGCGCGAGCGGGTCCAGGGCGGCGTCGGCCGCGCGCATGGCCATCAGCTCGGAGACCTCCGGCGGGGTCAGCCCGTACTTTTGGGCCAGCCACGGGAAGGGGAACCCCACGGTCTGCAGCTTCACCAGCGAGTCCGCGAGCTGGGCCTGATTGCGGGACTCCACATCAGCCCACATGACCCCGCCGGCCGACAGCGCGGCCGCCTTTGCGTCGTTGCCCTGAGCGCGGGCGACCAAGGAGAACGCCTCACGCAGGCCGGCGCCGTACCACAGCTGCTTCTCCTGGCATTTCTTGGTCAATCCCGTTTCGGCGGCGAGCAGCGCATCGCCGGACAGGTTCGCCATCTTGCCGATCAGATAGTGCGCGGGGGTGCGGGTCTGTGCGGCGATGTGGCCGACCGCGACCTCGAGCACGTTCGTGTAGTTCGCGAGGTCATTGGCCGACCATTCGGCGATCTTCGCGTTCTCGTCCTCCACCCACAGGACGCGGTCGATCGCGAACTTGTTGAGGTCGACCGGGCGTTCGCCGATCACCTTGCCCGTCGCGTCAAGGATCGGGATCTTGGGCATCTCGGCGCCGAGCACGACCCTCTGAGCGAAGCTCGCGAAGTCCGAGGCGGTGAGGAGCTGGGCCCAGATCAGGTTGATGGCGTCCTGCATGGCCATGACCCCGCTGATGTCCGAGATCGGCTCACCGACCAGCAGCGGCCGGTTCGGCATCTCGACCATCGGGACCGTGCCCATGGGGTTGACCTGCGGGTTCGGCTCATCGCCGGTGTCCCTCAGCTCCCATGCCCGGATCTCGTCGTCGACGGCCACCATGCCGGGGCTCTTGGTCTGCTTCTGCAGGGACCGTTTGAACTTCCACAGCTCATCGGCGGTGTAGAGGGTGACGTACTCGATCGACCCGTCCTGCCACCACTTCGCCGCGGCGACCCTATGCCGCCGGGACCCGGCCCGGTAGGCGACGATCGCCTGTGAGGCGTCCTCGAAGGTGACCGTCGGCATGGACTCGTCGTCGGGGTTGCCCCACACCAGAGCGAAGGACCGGCCGCCGTTGCCAGCACCGAGGAACCCCAGTTGCGAATCGGCGTCCAAGCCGTTCGTCATCCACACACGCCAGCTCTCGTCGTCGGCCGCGTCGATGCCGTATGGCTTCACGCCCGTGACGGTGAGCCGCTCGACAGGGGCATCGGCGACGACCCCGCACCAGTTATCCGAGAACCGGCTGTACCTCTTGCCGAAGAACTGCTGGAACTCCGTGGAGGCGAAGTTCAGCGGATGCAGGCCCCGGTAGTAGTCGGTGGCCCGGTTGACCTCGGTCGAGCGGGCGAGCAGCTCCATGCACAGCTGGTCGGCCAGCCGCTGAGCGCGGTCAAGGGTCAGGCCCATGGGCACCTCCTCAGCTGGATGACGTGTAGGCGTAGCGCTTCTTCTTCGCCCGGGCCAGACCGGCCGCGACCGAGTCGCAGGCGGCCTCGTGGGCGAGGATCCCGGACATGGCGACGTCGATCTTCTGCTTCGGCGTGGCCTTGCCGAGGATGTACCGGTCACCCGGCCTCGGCTTGCGGACGGCGTTGGCGACGTGCTGGCCGGCGGTCTCGCACCCGTCGTGGGTGAAGGTCGTGTCGGCCTTGGTGACGTCGACGACGACCCGCTCGGCGGCGGCGTGCATCTGCACCGGCCGCCGGGTGTACCAGCGGATGATGACGGTTTCCCCGTACAGGTCGACCCAGGTGTCGCACTCGGTCTCCCAGTAGGGCGGGTCGACGTACACCCGCACGACCGTGTAGACCCGCATCAGTTCCTCGAGTGCGGCGGCGACCTCGAGCCGCGGGACCTGCCCGTCGAAGTCGGCGGGGTTCCAGATGCACGGACGCTTGTCCGGCCCGTAGACCGGGGTGAACTGGTGCCCGTCCAGGGTCTCGGCCCGGAACGCTGTCCAGTCGTCGGTGTCCGACCCGTCGATGCCCAGGACGATCGGTGTCCCGGCCGGGACCGTGCGGGTGACCGCGCGGGCATCCCAGGCCTTCCGCTCGAGCCAGCTGCCGCCCTTGGCCACGATCAGGTTGAAGAAGTACCGGTAGGCCTGTGACGGATCGGTCTGGGCGAGCTCGAGGACCTCACCGTCGATCCGGTCCAGGTCCACCCAGTGGGAGTCGCCGTACACCAGCTTGAGCGCCTTGCGGCGTTCCCGCTTGTTGGTCAGCGACGGCTTGGGCGGCTTCACGTGGTCGCGGTGAAGGTCCCGCGATTTCGACTCCGCGGTCCGCTGGGCCACCGACTGCTCCGAGTCGTCCCACCCGTTGGTCGTCTCCAGGGCCCTTCCGCCGGTGCCGGCGAGGTTCCGCCGCTGGGTCTCCGCGAGCTTCCAGCCGCCGTTGGACTCCACCCAGCAATGGGTCTCGTCCTGGACGGCGAAGGTGATGCGCTGGCCCAGGCGGGCCCGCCCGCTCGAGGTGACCGGTTCGATCAGGCCGCCGCCCGGCAGGTTGATGCGGGTCTCCCCGGTGTCGGGGATCAGAGAGGCCAGGTGCCCCTCTTCGATCATCGGGATCAGCGCCCGGTAGACGTTGTCGGTCTGGTCCTCGGAGGTGGCGGTGACCTGGATCCACGGGGTGGCCCAGGCCCGGCCGAGCGGGTCGCCCTCCTCATACAGGTACTCCCAGCCGCACCCGCAGTCGCAGTAGGCGTAGTCCCCGGCCTGAGCCCACCCGGCGAACCGGACCGGGCCGACGGCCTCGGCGCAGATCATCGCCGCCGAGAATGGGCCCTTGCCCCACTTCTGCGGGCGGACCAGCTGGGCCCGCCGGTTCGTCCAGGCCGACTGCCACTTGACCGCCTGGGCGTTCGGCTGGACTCGGTAGTAGTGGGCGAGGAACCGCCACATCTCATCGGTCAGCAGGTACGGGTCACCGAGGTGGTCCCCGTCGGGGATGACGCAATGCGCCTCGATCCACGACCCGATCAGCCACCCCAGGGTCGGGAACTCCCCTGGGTACTTAGGCGCCCGCCACACGAGGATCCACGACCCGCATCCGCGATTGCGCGCTCGGCCTGGCGGCCGCCACCGCGGCGGCGGTCTTGTCCTGGCGGCGTTCGGCGACCTCGTCGGCCGCCACGTCCCACCGCATCCGGAGCATGGCCAGCGGGCTCAGTCCGAGGCGGTCCGACCACTGCCGGGCTTCCTTGGCCGCGTCGAGGTCGCCGAGCTCGCCGAGGACCTGCCACCGCACATACAGGGCGAGCTCGCGGGTCCAGCCGAGCCGCTCCCATTGCGCGGCCTGTGGGGTCTTCCACAGCTCACGCCAGACCAGTGCCTCGATCTTCCGCTGCTCGAGCAGGCGGGCCTCGCAGACCGCGAGCTCGAGTTCCGCGTCGGCAAGGCGCCGCTCCGCGCCGTAGGTCGGTAGCCCCATGTCGATCGCCGTTTCCAGGTCGGCGGTGAACTTCGCGACCTTGCCCACGTACAGGTCGCGCTTGGCCTTGGTCGCGATGTCGGGGATCAGCGGCCATTTCGGGGCACGCCCCTGGCGGCCGTTCGCGGGTAGTTTCGTCGTCGCCACGGTGGCATTGCGCCGCCGCCGCTGAGCGTCGGGCTTCGGTGTCGGTCCCATCCCGGCCATGCGGATCACTCTCCTGAGCTGCGGCGTTGCGCCGCGACCAGATGCCGGCCGCGTTGCGCGGCCGGTCACGCCGGGTCCGGATCCTCAGATCTCCAGACCCGTACACATTGCGGGCGCCCTCCCCGGCGGCGCTTCCCCTGCACGCCCACGGGGGTCACCCCCCACCCCACATCCCAAATGTCCGATTCGGTTTCGTTTTCTCGGTTCCACACAGAAAACGAAATGTCCGAATCGGTCCGGAAATCAGGCGGGACCCCGGAAAGGTCAGAGGGATGGTTCGTCGGCCTGCGCTCGAACGACCGTGACGTCGACGTCGTCCTCGAAGAACATGACGCGCTTGATGCCGAGGTCTTCGCGCAGTTCCTTGCCAATGTTCTTGATCACATCAGGATCGAAGTCGCCGATGTTGCCGAACACCAGCACGTCATCGGGATGGATCAGGACGATGCGGCTCGCCGCTGCCTCACGGTGCAGGTCGCGCAGCCTCTGCTCTACATCGATCGCCTCGTCGAGGGACTTCAGCGCGGATGCCGAGGTCCGTTCGAGTAGCCGATCGAGCTCGGCGTCAGCGGCATCATCCGCACCACAGTGAGGGTCGAGCTCGTCTGCGGCATCGCGCAGCACCGTAGCCACCTCGGGCCTGCGGACCGTGACCACGTCAGCGTCGGCGTCATAGTCCGCTCCGACTTCGATCTCTCCTATCTGCATGCGGGCGCCCTCGCCGAGCGACACATAGATCGGGAGCTTCCCGAGATTGATGGCCATGGCCGTTCCTTCCGTGGGGTGGTGGATCCGGCCTGACGCGCGCCTCCCACCCCTGAGGGCAAGGCGTCAGGCCGGAGTTCATGGGGCGTTGAAGCCGCCCGGTTGATTGATCGCGGTCTCCTGCTTGTGACAGTGACCGCAGAGTCCGCGACCATGCTTCGGGTCGTTCGGATCCTCACCGCGTAGCACGAGGGTCCGACGGTCCAGCGGGTAGTGGTCGGCGTCCGTGCTGGCCCTGACCTCGCACAGGACGCATACCGGATCGCGGCGCAGCACCTTGGCACGGAAGGCGCGGTGCCGGGCGTCATAGCCGCGTTCGGTGGCGTTCCCTCGGGCCAGATCAGCGGCGCCCTCGTGGGCTGGGCAGCGGCCGCCTCGGGTGAGCTCAGGGCAGCCCGCAACGGTGCACACCCTCATGCCCTTGCGGGCGGGCATCAGACCCTCTCGTGCTCGCGCAGAAAGGCCCCGAAGTTGACCCAGCTATCGGCGACGCTGATCAACCCGGCCTGGAGCGCGAGGTTAGTTTCGCCTTCTGCGACCAGGAGGATGCGGGCGGCGTGAGCGACGGCCTCCTCGAACGTCATCATGTGTCGGTGACCAGGAGGTTGCCGTAGGCCAGGGTCTTGGTCTCGGTGGCTCGTACGGCGTCGAGGCGGTGCCAGCGTTTCCCTGCGATGACGACGGCTGAGGCGGGGACGTTGCAGGTCATGAGGCCGGCTGCTGCGTCGGTGATGGTGATGTCCCCGTCGGTCATGGTCAGGGTGGTGCCTTCGACGTCGGCTGTCTCACGGGAGGCCTTGAAGGTCAGGGTGACCTCGGTGGTTCCGGTGAGGTCCTGGGGTGTGGTGTAGGGCGGGGTGGTGTCCGCGTACACGGCGATGGCCAGGGTCTGGTCGTTGCCCTGCAGGAGCCTGAGGGTCCGCGGCGATGGCATTGTCACCCCACTCTGGTAATGGTCGCGGTGAGGATGCCTGTGGGCGTGATCGTGGCGCTGATCTGCCCGGACGGGGTAATGGTGGCCACGACGTCGGGCAGTGGTTCGGGGGCGGTCTGGTCCGTCGTGACCGTGTCGGCTAGATGGATGGCGTCGGCGGTGGCGCGGTTCAGCAGGATCTGGCGGGTCGTCGCGTCGGCGATGCCGATGAGGTCCGAGGCTGTACGGGCCATGAGCAGGGAACGCGTGGCCGTGTCGGCCAGGCCCAGGGAGTCGTTCGCCGCGGCGTGCTGGCCGGCCGATCCGGTGGCCTGGTCCCCGAGCGTGAGCGTGTCCGCGGCTGCTCTGCTCGTGATGGCGACGCGACTGGCCGCGTCGGTCAGGGCGAGGGCGTCTGTGGTGGTCCGTGCCTGGGTGAGGCTGCGGGTCGCGGTGTCGGTGAGCGTCAGGCCGTCGGCGGCCTGCGCCGTGCCGCCGCCTGCGCCGACTGCGGTATCTGCGAGCGCGAGGCCGTCTGTGGTGGTGCGGGCGAAGGCGGCGATGCGGGTCGCGATGTCGCCGAGGCCAAGGCCGTCGCCGGCGGTGCGGCCGGCGGTCGTGGCCCTGGTGGCTACATCCGTGAGGCTCAGGCTGTCGGAGGTCGCGGCGGCATGGCTGGAGGTGCCTGACGCGCTGTCGGCCAGGCTGAGCGCGTCGGCGGTCGTGCGGGCCGCAGTGAGGCCGGCGACCGCCGTATCGGTGAGGGTCAGGGTGTCCGAGACCGCCCGGGCCGCGACCAGGGCGCTGGTGGCGACGTCGGTCAGGGTGAGGGTGTCGGCCGCGGTGCGGGATTGGCCGCTGCTGGAGACGCTGCCGGCGGCGGTGTCGGTGAGCGTCAGGGAGTCCGAGACGGCGCTGACTAGGGCTGCGGTGCGCGCCACTGTGTCGGTGAGGGTGATGGTGTCGGTAGCCGTGCGGGACGGGTTGGGTGCCGCTGGCAGGGCGACCGATGTGAACACCAGGTCGTCCATGCGCAGCGAGGTGTTCGCGACGCTGGTGCTGTTGCCCCACTGGCATTCGTCGACGTTCGCGGTGCCCCAGTTGGCGCTGTTCATGGTCAGCGTCTCGTCCGGGGTGTCGCTGCTGGGCGTCCGGTAGATGTAGACGATCCCGGTGGCCGAGGCTCCGACGGTGAAGTCGAACGCGATGCGCCAGGTGTCGGAGGTGGTCATGCCGGTGCTGGAGGACTGCACCGTGGTGTTGGAGGTGTTGGATACGCGGATGACGCCGGTGCTGGCGATGACGCTGATCCGGGCGACCTGGACGCCGCCGGCGCGGAGGCGCAGCAGGGTGGTGCTGACGGCGACCGAGCCGGGTTTGACGGTGAACCGCCCGTAGACGCGGGCGAGGGCGGTGCCGATCGCGGTGCTGGTCCAGCTCAGGCTGCTGGTGACTCCGGTGGCACCGCTGGTGAGGAGGAACGACAGGGATCCGCGCAGGGCTGTGCTGTCGTAGGTGACGGCCGCCCCTGCGCCGATGCTGACGCTGTTGAAGGCGTCCCCGCCGGTCGCGCTGTTGCCCGTGGTGACGGTCGTCCCTGAGGACTGGCCGCTCTCGGCGGTGTGCGCCAGGGTCACCATGGACCGGCCCTCCCGTCCGCGGTCAGGAGGCGGTGACGGTCTCGGTCACCGTCAGCTGGTCGCCGGAGGCGCTGAGCGTCGCGGTCGCGGACAGCAGCGTCGCGTGGACGAGCGTCCCGGAGCTGCTGGCGTTGAGGATCCCGATCTTCGCGATGGTGACCGGGAGGCTGTCGCTGCCGTTAGCCGTGAAGGTCTTGGTGAGGGTCGCGGTGGCCTGCCCGGTGGTGTGGGCGTAGGTGGCCTGGGCGCGGATCAGCCCGCCGCCGCCGGTGGTGATCTCACCGGTCAGGGTGGTGTCGGACCCGGCCGGGGCCGTGCTGTTGGCGGTCAGGGCCATGTAGTTCGCGGCCGCCGGCTGGGTGCTGGTGGTGTAGGTGGCGGCCAGGGCGACGTCACGGCCGCCGTTGGTGAGGACCATCTCAGGCCTCCTGCGGGTCTGGAGTGCGGATCTCGCAGCCGAAGTGACTGGCGAGGAGTTCCGCGAGGGCGAAGGCGGCCTTGGAGTCCTCGGAATCGACGGCGACCCAGGCGGCCGGGGCGGCGCTGTGCCGCGACCAGAGGCCACCGGCCGCGGTGATATCGGCATAGGCCTCGGACAGGGACGCGTCTGGAGGCGGTGACACCGTGGTGCAGTACTTGCCGTCCAGGACGGTGCCCTGCTTCGAGCCGGGGTCGTTATCGAGCGCGGCATGGTTCCCGAGATAGATCGTGAACGCCAACGGGTCCTCCTGCGGGCATGAAAAAAGCCCGCGACGTCGGGCGCCCGGGCTCATCGTTGGGTGTGGGGAAAATACGAAGACCCGGCGCGGCGGCCGGGTCTGGATACAGGTGTGGTGCTGCAGATGAGTGTTACAGATTGCGTTTTCTTTGGCAAATACCAGGTCAGCGGGTCGGCGTGGCGGATCTCTTCGCCGCCCTGGCGGCCGCGCGTTCCGCCCGGGCCTGAGCCTCGCGGACACGTTCGGCGCGGCGGGTCTCGGTCTCCTCGATGAGCGCCAGAATCTCCGCGATCTTGTAGACGGGATGGGCGTTGATCTGGCCGTGGGAGAACAGGCGGCTGCGGTTGACCCAGGTACGGATCCGGCCGGGGCTGATCGGGTGCCCGAGGCTGGTGATGGTCCAGGCGGCCTGGCTGGCGGTGGCCAGGGCGTCCTCGGCGTGCCGGCGCATGGTGGCCTGCCGGGTGGTGATGTCGTGGGTGGCGTCGCAGCGGCTGCAGTCGATCCGGGACCCGCCGGGCAGCGCGAACAGATCGCCCTTGCAGCCCGGGCTGGCGCACCGGCCGGCGTACAGGCGGTCGGGCGGGCGGTTGATGGTGGCGAAGGCGTTGTCGCGGATCCGGAAGAAGTCCGCGGCGGCCTGCGGGGCGTCGGGGTGGTGGCGAAGGTACCCGTCGACGTGGCCGCTCAGCCATCCGGCGAGTTCGGGGATGGTGCCGTTGGACGGCGGCCGCCAGGCCCTCACGTACTTGCAGGAGGAGTGCGTGCAGGTCGCGCACACCGGCCCTGCCGGGGGCGTGGCCGGGCCGGTCTTCTTGATCAGCATGTACCACCGGTCCACGGTGATCATCAGCTGTTTTGAGGTGCGGGACGCGCGTTCGTCATACGGCAGGGGGCGCTCGTCTGCTTTGGTGGCACGGCCGCCGCCGGTCCCGAGCCGGTCCTGGCGGGACGCGGTGACGAGCAGCTGCTCATACAGCCAGGGCAGGTCCTTGATGGCCCGCCGGAGGTCGGTGGTGCACGCGCCGCAGACAGACCGGTCTCCCGGCCGGGACCGGCCGCATCCCGGGGTCGGGCACGCATACGTGCTCATGGGCGGCTCACTTGTGGCACTGGCAGGGGCAGAACGGGTCGGCGCAAGTGGTGCAGTCGCATTCTTCGAGGCAGGAGAAGTAGGTCTCGCCGTAACGATCGAGGTCGTGAAGTCGTCGCAGGGCGGTCAGGTGAAGGTCGGACTGATGGGTCAGGTCCGAGCGGGCCTGGGTGAGCTCGGCCCTGGCCGAGTCCCGCTCACGCAGCACACGGTCGGGCCAGGCGCCGATCGGGGCCCCGACCGCCAGCCCGATGATGAAGGCAGCGGCCAGGGCCAGGGCGATCTGTGGACCGGTCATCGCAGAAGCAACCCCCCGAGCAGAGTGACGGCCTGCGGGACAGCGAGGATCAGGGTGAGGATCGCGCCGGCAGCACGGCGCACAACGGGCGAGTGGATCACGTCAAGTCCTCCTCGGCGGGCTGGTCGGCTTCGGTGCGGCGCGGGATCACGGCGTCATCTCCCAGAAGGGCCGTGATCTCTCTGAGCTGCCCGTGAGTCATCAGGAATTCATCGCCCATGAACGCGCAGGAGAACAGGCCTAGCAGGGCCTCCTTGCTGATGCTGAGCATCTCGGGAGGGCCACCTGCATCAGCCGATCCTTGCCCGGCCTGGTCGGCGCGGGTGGCCTCATGCTGGTCGATCTCGATGACGATCCATTGGCGGACGAGGATCGGGTCCTGACCGCCCATCAGGGCGAGCTCCTTCACCCGGGCGAGGGTGGCCTGCAGCTCCTCGATCCGGGCGTCGCGCCGGTCGATCTCGGGCTGGACGACCTGCAGCGCGGACTCGGCGAACCAGGTGGCGAGCGAGTCGGGGATCTCTGGCCAGGCGCGCAGCCTGCTGGCGAACCGCTTGGTGAACCGGGCGAGGAGGTCCGGGTCGGGCGTGGTCTCGTCGCTCACCGGTCCGCCTTAAGCGCCTCGCCGAGGAAGGACCCGATGCACGTGGCCGCAGTCTTGACCGCGCCGATCGCGAGGGCGACGGTGTACGGCATCGTCGGGATCAGCGGCCACCAGGAGTGGACGACGCCGACCGTGATCATCAGGGTGAACGACACGATCTGCCAGCCCACGGCGATGGCGCCCAGGACGCCGAAGGCTGCGAGTGCGGGATTGGAGCGGCGGTTCATCGGGTGCTCCTGTCGAGCGTGCGGACGTCGGTGATGAACCGGTCGAGGGCTGCCAGGAGCGCGGCCTGGTCGCGGAGGTTGAGGTCCCCGCCGGACTGGTAGGCGATCGGTTCGACGATCGGTGCGATGGTCTCGAAGCGGGCGACGATGCGGCGCATCTCCGGGATGTCGACGAGCTCGGCGAACTGGAGCATCGCCCGGGTGAGGTTCGTCAGCGCGGCGAGGGCGCCCGGGTAGGTGCCCTCGGTCATGTCGGTCATCGGCGGTTCCTGTGTCGGGTTTTGCGGTGGTAGGCGTGTGCCCATGGGGTTGGCTTCGGTCGGCCGCGCAGTCGGCGGATCTCGTCTCGCAGGTGCATGACCGCTTGGTCGTGTCCGGCGAGGGCGGCTGCTTCGGTGGGGTAGCGCCATTGGTGGCCGTCCATGACCGGACCGAAGATCATGGTTTCGAAGAGGAGCGGGACCCCCCCCGACCAGTTGTGGTTCAGGCCGAGCCACACGGTGGACACCCAGCAGCCGGCCTCGGTGTGCTCGGCGACGCGGGCGTAGTCGCGGTCGCCCAGGAGGTCGTTCGCGCGTTCGATGGTGAGTGGCTGGCCCTGCCGGTCGAACCAGAAGGTCATGTCCCGTTCTCCGTGCGGTGCTCGATTCCGGATTCGCGAATCGCGTCGTGGATGGGCAGGACGGCGGCGATGATCGCGGCGTTGTAGCCCTCGAACGTCCATTCCTGCGCGGTGGTCTCGTAGGCCTGGGCGGCCTGGCGGGCGGCGAGGAGCAGCGGGTCCGACAGCGGCGGCGGGGTGGGTTCCTTGAGGGCCTGCGGTTTCGGCAGGGGCTGCCGCGGTCCGGGCTTCGGGAAGTCGTCCTGGCCCTGGCCGCCGCTGGGCAGGATCATGCCGAGCCGGACGGCTGCTCGCTCGGTCTGCTCGCGGTCGATGGTGTCGAGCCGGGACGTCAGGGATCCGGGCTGCGGGTCGCGCTGCCGGGGCTTGATGATCCGGTTGTAGATCGAGAGGTACGTCACCGGCGGGTGTCCTTGTCTGCTGAGTGGGTGGTCATGCCGGGATCCGGGCGGCGAGCGCGGCGGCGTGGATGATGCGTTCTTCGTGGCGGGCGTCGGGGAGTTCGGCGGTGGCGCGGGCGAGGAGGAAGGTGCCTCCGTCGGGGAGGTTCAGGAGCGTTCCCTGAGCAGCCAAATAATGATCTTGGTCGATTTCCGGCAAGGGCGGATCGTCGCCGGACCCCCCTTCCAGCTCAGCCAGTGGATACCTCAAGTTGTCGTCGCTTTTAGAGGGAGCCTTTGACTGAGAGGGACTAGAGGGAACAGAGGGACTTAGGGGGGGAACTGGTTCCCCCCAAGCGGGAACTGGTTCCCCCCTCTGGGGAACTGGTTCCCCCCTCTGGGGCGAGAGGGGGGAACTGAATCTCCCCTCTGCGACCTGGAGAGGGCTGTGGATAACTGGGTTGTCCACAGGGGCGAGGGGCCAAGAGGGGGGAACCAATTCCCCCCTCTTGGCCTCGGAGGAGGGAACGTATTCCCCCCTCTCGGGGATGCGGACGGACGCGGGGAGGACGGGAAGCCGGAACCCCATGGAGCGGCCGTCGCAGGCGTAGATGGGGCGGCCTGCGGCATCGGTGCCGGTCTGTACCCGGACCTCGAGGCCGCGCTTGGCGAGCCGCTGGAACGCCTTCTTGAGGGCATCTGTCTCGATCTTCAGGCCGCTGCCCCGGGAGATCCGTTCGATCAGGGATTTGTCGTCGGTGCGGTGCCGGAGCATGGTCCTGCCGTGATCCTCCGCACGCTCGGCGATCGTGTACAGAATGGCGATCTCGCCCGGTGTCAGACCGGCGGCGATCGGGCTCTGCAGCCATTCGGCGAGCTCGCCGATGAGCCTGGCGCTCATCTGCCTCCCCCTACATCAAGATGATCTACGCCCCCTGTGCGTCGTCGCGTAGGGGGCCTGGCGTTCAGTTCTGTTCAGAAGCCCAGGTCGGGCAGGGAGTGGTTCATGGCGGCCGCCGGCGGGTGCGGGCGGCCGCCAGGTCGACGACGCCGTCAGGGCGCGGCCTGGTGGCAGCGATGGGCAAGGCCAGCTGCCGGGAACGCATCGGGCAGGTGGCGAAGTGCGGCATGTACACCTCCTCCCAGGGCCGCTGGGGGACGCCGTCGGCGCGCAGGCTCCGGGCATGCCAAACCTGACGGTCGTCCTGGTAGGCCAGGACGTTCCCGTCAGGGTCCGGTGCGGCGTCGAGCGGTTGCCGTCGCCCTCTGGCTGTGAGGGCCAGGATCAGAGGCCGACGGCACAGGCGGCACGTCGCGTGGGCCACCTGCTCCCCTTTCGTGCGATGCGTGCCCTCCCCGGAGCGAGGGTCTGGCGTTCAGCTACGTTCAGCTGTGTTCTGTTCTGTTCAGCTATGTCGAGTTCTGTTCAGCTGTGTTCAGCTATGGCCCAGGTCCGACAGGAGCATCCGGCCCGCCTTGCGCTGGTCAGCGGTGCCGCTGCTCGCCCAGGTCCGGGCGGTCGCGATCACCTTGGCCAGCCGGTCCTCGGCCCGCCGGGTGCGCTCATCGATCCCTTGTTCGACCAGGACGGCGTAGGTCTCCACGGTCATGGCCGCCAGGGCGGCGGTGACCGCGCGTTCCAGGGCCTCCGTCACGAGCAGATCGTTGGTGAGGCTGGCCATGAACGCGGTGCGCGCGGCGGCCATGACCTCCTCGGACGCGACCGCGGCTGGGACCGGTCCAGGATCGTAGGGCTGATCGGTCATGGCACTCCCTTTGAGGTGGCGGGTACGGGGACGGGGTCCCTCGCCCGGGCCGAGCAAACCCGGGCGAGGGAAGCTGCGCCGGAGAACCCCCCAGAACCTGGCGCAGCGTTTGTGGTCGGCCGACCCGGCCCCTGATCGGGGCGGCCGACGTGAGGGGGTCCAACCCGGGCGTGCGCGGGGCAGCGCCGCCCGGGCTGGAGACGGCCGCAGGGGCAGCCGCCATCCGGAGCGACCGCGACGGGGGACGCGGTATGTGCTCCGGAGCATGGGGAGGATGGTCACCGGCGGGCTCGCTTGCGCCGCTCGCGGTCCATCCACGCGGCCGCCGCCCGCAGCTCGCCGACGCAGAAGCAAGCGACGGCGATCGCGCCGAAGGCGGCGTCCACGAAGTAGTTCACCGCGCGTACTCCGCGGGGATCTTGATCCCGCAGAACTGGACGGCTTCGACGATCAGATCGAGCAAGCCCGGCATGAGGAGCGGGCCGGCCTTGAGGATCGGCCGCAGCGTCGGGACGTTCCAGATCGTGATGGATCCGGCGCCGCGTTCAATGGGGGTGATCATGACCATGGGGCCTTCGCGCTTCCACGCGGTCGGCACGGTCGGGTTCCAGGTGTCGTGGGCGCACACGGTGACCATCGCGAACCCGCCCGAGTGGCCCTGCAGGTCGATGTACTGGGACGTCCGGCAGTGGTCCCGGGCCCAGTAGGAGGGGCCGTTGTGGTCCGTGTCGTGGCCGCTCGCGCACCAGGCCGGGCACTCCAGGTCCGGCGGCGGCTGGACCGGCACGGCCGCCGCCGTGCCCGCCTGGGCGGCGTCGATCTCGGCGGTGGCGGGGATCAGGCCCTGGCTAAGCATCGGCGTGCTCCTGGTCGGGGCGGACGGCCGTGTCGCCGGCGACGGCGGGGCGGTGGACGGGGCACCAGGCGTTCTGGCACACCTCGGGGGTGTCGGTGCAGCCGGACTCGATCGGCGTCGAACGCTGGGCGAAGACGGCCGGGTCGGAGCTGAGCGGGAAGCACACGTCGGTGTCGGTCGCGGTGTGCAGCCAGGGCGCGGACGGCTCACGCCGGTAGACCTCGTTCCGGCACAGGCAGATGCCGGTCTCGAGATCGGTGGGCGGTTTGTAGGCGGGCAGGCTCGCGGTGATCTGGAGGGCCTGGCCGCGCATCCGGGCGACGTCGGGTTCGAGCTGGTCGGCCGCGCCGGTGGCCAGGACGGCCTGGTGGGTGGCGTGGTCGTACAGGGCGCGCATGACCCCGGCGTAGCGGCGGAGCTCGGCGGGGCCCGCGCCGGTGGGCGGGGCCAGGAGCAGCGCGCCGATCTGCAGGCCGATGCCCTCCGTCGCGACGACGTTGGCGGGCAGCAGGTTCGCCGGCGTTCCCGTCAGCAACGCGAGGTGGGTCCGGGTTTCGGTCAGGTCCCGGTCCGCCCCCTCGATCCGGGCGGTGTTCTCCTTCAGGAAGGTCTCGGCGTCGGCATGCGCGACGTGCGACTTGGCCAGGAACTCCTCGATCTCGGTCACGCGCTCGGTCAGAGCGGTACGCAAATCCTTCATGCGGAGGCCTCGCTTACGTTGTCGGTCGGGTGGTCGAACGAGCCCCAGATCTGGACGCGCACGCCGTTCATGACCGCGGCGCACTGAACGCGGCCGCCATGGGGCAGGGGCTCGTGGTCGACGCTCTCGGCGCCGAGGTGCTCGGCCCACTGGGTGACCGCCAGGACGACGTCGTCCTCGCCGAGGTGGACGTCGTCTCGGTACATGCCGAGCTGTCCCTGGATCTCGGGGTACCAGTCGGAGGGCATGGTGATCAGCCGCCAGCCCAGGACGTAGGGCAGGTGGAACGCGGCGTCGGAGGTGAGTGCCCGGTAGACCGCGCCGATCGCGACCTGGCGGCGGCGCTCGGTCAGGTGGGTGATCTCGGCTTCGGTGGAAGTCGGCTCCACAACGGGCTCCGTGGTGGTTAGAGTGGTCATGCATCTACTCCCTTGTGGGTGGTCTTCGTGTCCGGGTCCTCGGCGGTGGCATCCGCCGAGGACCTGTCGTTTTGCAGGGTGGGGAACAGGCCGATCGGGGCGTCGGTCCCGCCGTCGGGG